TGATATACGAGATAGGCGTAGGCGTTAAGTTCTTTAACCTTGTATCAGAGTTTCACTTAAGCTAATAATTTGATTGAGTATGCCATGCGCATTAACTAAAAGCTTCACGTTAGGATGTAAAGAATTTGCCGGTGGAGTCAGCGAGGTGAAAATTAAAGCGTTGCCTATTACCGAAGCTGACTTCACTGTTGGTTCTGGAAACGTTGTATCAATTGCTGCCTCATCTCAAACTGGCTGGTATAAGTATCAGTTCAGGCAGGAGACGGCGTCGTTTACAGAGACGACTAACGTGAATGAGCAAAACGCAACACTGTTCTATCAAGACGAGTTGAAATTCAAATTAGAAGGTTTATCTGCTGACAATTCCAAAGAGCTTGATTTACTTGCGAAGAACAATGTTGTTGTAGTGATTAAAACAAACGCAGGCAAGTATTTTATTATGGGATTATACAAGGGTGCATACATGACCACTACGCAAGGCACGACAGGCACGGCGTTCGGTGATATGTTTGGTTACGAGGTTACCATTCAATATAAAGATGTGCACCCGATTTACGAGATTACCGCTAACGATTATAATCAGTTAAATTAATGGCGTGCTTTACCTACAAAAGAATACGGTAAACATTGTTATTCTCACAAATTGTGTAAATCACGACACTACGCAGCCGTATTCAATTCGTTTTGTAGGATTATCCGATAACAAAGAGACAATATTAACTGGTGTTGCAAATATCTCTCTTAATCCAGCGAGGTATTTGCAATTTATTATTATTGAGCCGATTAACATAGTGTTGGACTATCAATTATACGATGTTTACATTTACGATAGCACCAACACGTTGGTAGCGTATCAGGTTGCGAGAGTGAAGGGAACGCCTGATGGGAATTCAATTTACAATGATCCTCAAACAAACAAGTTTTATAATTGATGGAGAGGAAAGTAACCGGAAATAAGATAGAATTTAAAAGCGTATCCTCGCCAATAGTAAGCCAGACAAGCAATTCAAAGGATGTGTATTGGTGGGGAGAAAGAAATGATTTCTTTCAGTATCTCATAGATTTATATCATTACTCGCCGACACATCAGGCGATTATAGAGGGAAAAGTATTGATGGTTTCCGGAATTGTTGAAGCGAGTTTTGCGGAAGTTCGTAAGAAGTGCATACGTGATTACTTGCTTTTTGGCGGATGTGCGTTGAAAGTGATACGTGATATTGATGGTAAAGTAGTTGATGTGCAATATTGCAATTATTCTAATTTTAGAAAACTAAAAAATAAGCAAGGTATAATTGCATACAGCGATGAGTGGGTTAATGTGAAGGGGGTTTTCAAATATACTAATAACACCAAAGCTCAGTATATTGAGCATAATTTGTTTGATGTAGCTAATAATTTGAAATACTCAATTTATTTGATTGAGGATTTGGGTTATAGTAAGTACTATCCCGTTCCCGATTACATTGGTGCATTGCAGCACATTGAGTTAGATTACCGGATTGCAAATTACTGTAATAATCACGTTCGCAGGGGGTTTGCGGCGAACACTATGATAAACATGCCGGGAGCCGGTTTAACACAAGAGGAACGGGACAAAATTGAGCAGATGGTGCAGGAGATATGGGGTGGAGATGAGCGTGCCGGTTCATTCATTATAAACTTTTTTAAGCGACCGGATGATGTAGCAAGCGTGGTTAAGATAGACCAGCCGGATGTTGGCGAAGTGTTTGGGAAGTTGAGTGAAATAGTAATGCAGGAGATTTTCATTGCGCATCGTGTAACATCACCGATGTTGTTCGGCGTTCGCACTCCAGGGCAATTAGGCGGAAGGAATGAAATGATTGACGCTGCAAGCATTTTCAAAAGCACGTATGTATTGCCGAAGCGTAATGAGATTGATAAACATTTCAAACAGTTACTTGGCGAGTTTGAGGTTAAAGATTTTGACGTGATAACAAGAGATATTACGGAGTTGAAAGGAATATTAACTGTTGATGAGATAAGGGAGGGATTGGGATATAAGCCGTTGAACGCAGAGCAAAAGAAAGATATTGAGGAAGTGAAAACGGAAGTAATGCAGAAGTTGCGAAAGAAAGAAAGTAAGAAAAAGTTTGAACAATTTGAGATAGTTAGTAGCGATGACGTTCACACTAAGCCGACCAAAGAAAGCGAGGCACGGGTATTGTTGAAATATGCGAAGCAATTAGGTGAGATAGAGTTGCAGATATTGGATTGGATATTGAAGGACAGGAATATTGTCAACGATATGCGTTTGTTTGCCGGAATTATAGGAATATCAACAAGTTTATTAAATGAATACATTGACAGTTTGCGAAGGAATGGATACATTGATGACAATGGATTGACACCGAAAGGAATACTTGCTGTTCAGAATAAAGAGGGATACATTAAGAAGGAAGTAAGATATTCTTACGAATGGGCATACGGTTTCAACGATAAGAACAGAAAGACGAGCCGTGAGTTTTGCATTGAGTTGATGAAAGAAAGTGAGCGAAGGAAAGCGGAAGGTAACTTATGGACGAGAGACGAAATTGATGAAATAAGTTCAGAGGTAGGATGGGACGTATGGACAATGCGTGGCGGATGGTATCGTGTGAAAGGAACGGAAATAAGCATACCGCATTGTAGGCATACTTGGAAGCAACATATTATAATTTCAAAATCGTAGTGTTATGAAAGTTTACAAAATGATATGCGATGATAACGGAGATGTGGAGGCAATAGCACTTACAGAGGCGCCAGCGATTGGCGTTGAATTTATTGCATTTTCAAAAGAAAAGAAAAAGATATATTTTAATGAAGAGAGACGTATTATTGTATCACCATTGCTTATTCCTAATCAGTTGATATACAGGTATTCAAAAGATATTGGAGAATACTTTGTTACCATTGATGGGTCAGAGGTTGAGAAAGTGGCAGGCAAATTGTTCGGAAAACAAATATACATCAATTACGAGCATGAAAGTAAAAAATTTGACAACGTGAATTTAATTTCAGTTTTCTTTTCCGACGCAAGTATTGGTATAGCAGCACCGGAGTATTTTTCTAAATTACCGGAAAAAACACTATACATCGCATTGAAAGTATTGAACGATGAAGCGTGGGAGATGATAAAGCAGAAGGAGGTGATTGGAGTAAGCATTGAGGGGTTCTTTACTTTGAAAAGTGATGATAGCGATAATCAGAAATCCGTAGCGGCGAGCGATGATATTTCAGACGAGGAATTTGAGCAATTAAAGAAAATGTTTGAGGTATGATTTATCTTTGTTCACCGGAATACATTAAGAACAATTTAATACCAGACAGCAATATTGATGATAGGTTCATATTGCAGGCGATACACGATGCGCAGGAGGTTGATATTCAACAAATTATTGGAACAAAATTTTTAAATACTTTAAAAACGCAGGTTAACACTAATAATTTGACTACGGACAATAAAAATTTATTAGACAATTATTTAAGACCAACGATAGCGAGGTATGCGTTGTATTATTTACCATTATATTTGAGTGCGAGATTTACCGCACAAGGCATTGTGAAAAAGAAAACAGAAAGTGGGGAAGTATTTGATTTCACGGAGTTAGACAAAGTGCGGGATGAGTTGCGTAACTTGGCAGAATTCTACGCACAACGTATGTTGCGTTTTCTGATTGCAAATCAAACAACGTATTCAGATTATTTGAGCATTGATGATATTTCACAAATGATTGGAAAGTTAAACGCATACACATCTACATCGTTGAATATCAGCGGTGCACAGCATTATGCAGAGGACGTTTCACGTCTTGGTTTACCGGTTGACAGTAAATTTTGGTTTTATAAATGGCTGTAACACTGATTGACATAAAGACGCTTTTTGAGACAATTTGCGGAGCACATTCGCAGATAAAGAGTTTTCATTTTGATTATTTGGACCAAATTACAGTAAAAAAAGACATTGAATACCTTGCCGTATTGCTTGCGATTGAGAGCGTGGATGTTTATAAGTCATACAACGTGTTTAATTTTCAATTATTGGCGTTGGATAAGATTGATAAAGCATTAGAAAATGATATGATGGTGCTTGAAAGCACACGGCAGGTGTTGTTGGACGTGATTGCGGAAGTTGAATTAAAAAGTGCAGTAAATATGGGCATTGTAAACGGTGATAGCATATCATTGGAAGACGTGAGAGATACGTTTAACGATGATATTATTGCAGGGTGGTTAACAAGGATTTCAATACGAGTGCCCAACACGCTTGACGCATGCGGCATTCCGTATATCTTACCACCGGCGGTATTGTTGCAAGAGAATGAGTTTCCAATATTATTAGAATAACGTATGGCTAATCAGGCAAAGAAAATATCGCAATTAACACAAAAAACAAACGTTGATGACGCTGATTTGTTTGTTATAAGGGATAGTGTATCCCTTGATAACCGTAGCGTTTCAGCGTTTGACATGAAGTCATATTTTAGTAGCGATGTTCTACCAAAAGGTTCAAATGGGGATGTTTTGGTTCATGATGGCACGCAATGGGGGGGTGATGATGTAGTTATTGTCAAGGATATATCATGGTTTCAGACGAATGCTAATAACATTTTAAGAAAAAACACAATAGTAATATTGAAGGACGACAAAAATTGTTACAAAATTGGCGATGGTGGAACGATGTTAAAGAATTTGAAGTGGTATATTGATAGGAATTACGGCGGCATTTCAATTACTGCATACAGCGGGATATTTGGTAAAAACACATTATTAGGAAAAGATGTTACACATTCAATATTAGGAAGTTCGTATGGTACTCATGGTTCATTACCAAGCAATGAATTTAGGGGTTCATTTGGATTGTTGCCAGAGCCGATGACAGTTGAAGCACTTGGTATGAGAGTTGTATCGCACAGTGCGGGTGGTGGTAGTGTTCAATTAGAGTTAGCGATATATCAGCCGGATTTCTCAAATAAAATAAACATGTTAATTTCAAAAACAAATTTATCACCGATTGTTGTTGGAAATAATATATTTAACTTACAAACTCCATATTTATTGCCAAGCGGGGTGTATTTCTTTGCATTACGTTGTGTAGTTCCGGGGGGTAGTTCGTTTACTTTCTCATTCATTTCATCTATGGGTCAGATATTAAATATTAATGATAACGAGTTTGGTGCATATTCATATAGTGTATTAAGTAATCAAACATCAATGCCGACGACGTGTGGATTTCCTTTATTTGCAAACAATTCAGCATATTACTTTCTCATATCAGGACAAAGAATATTACCAACAATTTAAAATAAATGAGATATGAAATTATTCAAGCATGATACGTTTGTTTCAATATACGCTCAATATGGCGTATTTAGTGGCATTTCGCAGGGCGTTGAGATTGCAGTAAGCGATTGCGAGCCACATTGGATAAATGATATGTATGTGAGAGGTGAAATAACTTTTGTGCAGTGCCGAAGGTTATTAAAAGAGTGCGGAAAGGAGATTAATGGAGATATTGCAAACTATTTCAAATTAGGAAATTACACCAGAGACGTTGAAATAGTAACCAATTATTACATTAGGGCGAAGGAAGAAAGGATGAAAGCATTTGAGACACTAATAACATATTGCAATATGAATAATGCAGAGGCGTTTAATGAGTTGATGAATAATTATTATACTCATTACGACGCTTACGTTGGAAGGAATGAAATAAATACATTGTTGGAAAAGATGAGCGACGAAGGTGTTATCAATTACATAAACGAAAATTTAAAAAATTGATTGCTTATGAAAAAAGAACACGCAAACACAATATTAGAGTTAATCGGCGGAGCGATAATGTTCATGTATTCGTTCATTGTTTCGCTTTTATTGAAAGAGAAAGACGTTGTCATTACATTTCTTTTTTTAATGCTCATTGATACAATAACCGGAATTGCGGCGTCTATCAAGCGAAAAAACAAGATTACATCATGGAGATTATTTAAAGGAATATCATTTAAGTTCATGATATTTTTTATTGTGGCGATACTTGGCATATTTATCAAATACTACGCAGGCGTTGATGTGATTAAGGCGTTCATATTACTTGGTGCTATTGTTGAGGCGTTGAGCATAAAAGAGAACATAGAGATATTGTATGAAGTGGATATTTTCAATACTTTATTAAATAAATTAAAACAGGTAATTAAGTATAAGAAGGACATCAAGAAAGTTTATGATGAATTAAAAGAAAATGACACCCCGAATGGTAAAGATGAGCCAAATACTTGATGGAAGCGTTACACTCAAAGCCGGTGATA